CATCAAGCATATCATCGCGGCTTGCATCATGACTGCCGAGAGTGTATTCTACTTCGCTAGGAATAGTGTTCATTCCAAACATTGGTTTGTGTGCGTAAGCTATAAATTTATATGCTGGTTCATTAGTCATCTGAGAGTGCCTCGTGTAGTTCGGTTGCTGCCATGATTAGGAGTACTATACCAGTCCAGAAGAACCAGTTGTTGTCTTGGCTGTATGAAAGAGCAATGTTAGTCGCTCCAAGGATAGTAGATACATAAAAGTTTGTCATATTGTTCCTTCGTTTTTCAGTTTATACGGGTATTATAGGGCTTTTGAGGTACTTTGTCAACAACTATTTTCTTTAGTCCCAAAGATTCTCGTAGTACTTTCCGAACAGTCGGAAACCGTTTGTGATTCTGTCCTGATATTTTTGTCGGCCTTCCGTGTCTATCTTGAACGTGTGATGTGGACCATGCTTCATCTCATAGTTACCATAAGGTAGCTCCTTCCATTGCATATCGTGTCGTCCAGAACAGAATTGATCTTCCCAGTCCTCGTTCTTACTCTCGAATGCAAAAACCATTTCATCCAACACCCAGTCCCAGGCTTGGAAGTGAAACTCATCTACGTCGCCTGCTTCTCTGTTTGGGAGAGTGCCAATTAAATGCTCAGGACGTTCATCCATGTCTACAAAAGGTCCACCATGTGTAGTCGCCTTCAACTGCTTCAACATGGGAACAATAATGTGTGCTAGGGTACAATCCATTGACCATGTATCGTATGCATCAATCTTGACATATTGTTTGTTTTTAGTCATCAGTACTTTCATAGTAGGTTTGCTCCACTGTCTAACCAGGTTTTAGGTTTCTCTGCTTTCTTGAACCAGCGAATGCTGTGGCCAAGATGCTCTTCAAAGTTCTTGATAAGGTCTTCATAGCTCCAGAGAGTTACAGTTTTAAGTTCATTGAGATATTCCGAGAGTGCGTTCCAATCCTCACCGTGCATCACCGCTAGGCTATATTCGAGACCCCAAGGTTCGTTAGGAACACCCCGAATGTCAATACGTCCGCCTGCATAGTGAGTAGTAATCTCGTCATACTCTATCATATCGCCAGGACTGTATCCTTTAATAACATCTGTTGTTATTACACGAGTTGCTTTGCGAGTAAGACCCCTTTCAACATACCAATAAGTGTGCCACGGCCCCATCATGTTTGTGCTGTAACTAATCATGCTTCATGTCCTCCCAGTCTCCAAACACTTCAGGTGCTGCTTTTCTTGCTTCTTCCATGTGGTAGTCGCCTGGGTAGTGCTTGAGACACCGGCTTGCTTCTTTCCTTACTGCCTCAGGTGCGCTGAGGTCTGACTGTAGGTCTACAAGAAACTGCCTAGTATTGTTTATAGCCCATCTACGCTCATATGGTAGTGTCATTATTTACTCCTAACTTCGAAATGTTTTTCAATCAAATACCATGCGGAATAATCCTCGTTAACAGCATCTGCTCTTGATGCCACCTCTGCACATTCCTGAATAATCAACTCGGCGAACTTTTCTAGTTGTTCATCAGTGAACTTTTTTACGGCGTTTTTATAGGCCTCAACCTCTTTAACAGGATAATAAGGCGCATCGTAAACATCATTTCCACCACACATCCCTCTATACGGGCCTCTTCTAATCTCAAGTTTTGGTAATTTTAAATATCCAGACAGTAGAGCAAGTTCTTTAATTCGTTCGTTCATTTCTTATCTCCAGTTCTTTTTCCATGCAATTCTTGATTACAGTTGTAGGGCTACATAATCTTAGTACAGCCTCAAGGTGTGCTGTCTCCATCTCTGCTACAGATATGTAGCTTAGAGGTTGGTCAGCGTTCTTACCATAAGTTCCCCAGGTGACTACGTCTCGTTGTACATCATGTGGTTCGTCATCATAAAGATCTAAACTGATATAATCGGCGTTAGCAGATCGTCGAAGGTATTCAAGACCTCCATCAACCATGTACCCTTTACCATTCGCATCTGTGTAAGATACAAAGTCATGACGACCACGAGAGACTAGGATAGTCCCATCAGGTGTTTGGATTGAGTTACGGATAAGTCTACGACTAAGAAGTTTCTCGATGATTTGCTCAGACGCAGTAACCCAGGTCTCTTGCATTCCATTTTCGTAAGTATCTTGTTTGTAATTTTTAACAACCCAGCGGGCTACAGTTAGTGATTTACCGTGTGGTGAGAGACACCATGTTAGATCGTTCGTCATAATTTTTATCCTTCTTTTTTTAATTTATGAAGGTATTATACGCGATAGAGAGGGGTTTGTCAAGAGATTTTTTAAAAGAGGGTGAGCAGTTTAGTGACATACTCAGGTCGGCCCTAAGGTAGTTAGGGCAATAAGTTCCAGCCGTGATTGGCTATGGCATTGAGTATAATGAATATGCAAGTGACCATATGAACCAGCCACCAAATAGTACGGACAACCGCAACACTGTCCGCTTGTTTATTAGTTTCTCCAACCTTCTCTCCCAGGGACTTTGCCCATACTCTCCAATATTTCTTCATTTGTCTGCCATTCTCTTCATTACGGGCAGCAATATGTCTTCGTACTTTGCAATAAATTCTTCTGGTGTCATCATCTTAGTTTCCTAGTAAGGGTTTCTGCCCCTCGTCTAAGTACCAAGGGATCTCAGTCCTGCAATCGCTACATAGTTTCATATTCATACTATGAAGTAGTATTAAATGTATATTGCCACAGTTTGGACATTCTTTAGTAGTTTGTTTCATTTAGTCTTCCACCCATACCATTCGATAAAGTAAAGACAGTGTACTCGACTCTCAAAGGATACTGAGTCCTCGTACACGTCTGTGTGTTGTTGAAGGTGCCACTGTCCTTGTGCTAGTGTATGCTTACACCACTCCTGTGCTTCGCGTCGTCTATCTGAGTGTATACGAAATGTGTATTTCTGAGTAGATGTTTGCCATCTGCGCTTGTAGTCAGATATTTCTAGAGGAGTCATTTTCTTCAAGGTTCCTTTTCTTATATGCTTTTTGTTTGTCTATTACTATTTCTGTTGCTCCGTAGAACAACCCACCTACAAATATTAAACCTAAAAAAGTTGATATTACGTCTATCATGTTTCATTACTCCAAAAAATATCGACTAATACCTGTTCGAGCATATATGCTTCAATTTCCCACGGGGTCTCAGCGTACTCAATAGACTCGTAGTCTTTACCCTTGTAGTAGTAGTCAGTAGAATTGATCTCGCCACGAATAAACTGACGAGCGTGAACTAGCTCATGTGCTATATTGGAAGCAAGCTCCTGGTCACAGAATGGGATTCTATCTCCGCAATCTAGTGAATAGTGTGTAGCTAATGAGATTTCAACTTCTTCTGTAGTTCCGTTACAAAGACCTGCGAAGTTACCATCTTCACCGAGGTGCTGCATCCACGTGATCTCAATATCACCAGTAGGCTCTTCGTGAGCGAACAGTGCCTTGAGACACTCTTCGATAAATGTATCGAAGCGGGGTTTGTTATTAAAGTATGTGATCATTTGCTTATTCTCCAATTTATGAAAGTATTATACGGAGGTTTCAGTAAATTGTCAAGAACTAAAAACGGATATCACGGCTCCATTTGGGTTCTTTTACGTTCTCGTTGCTTTGCGCTGGCTTGCTTTCTCTTTCGTTTTTGACAGGGTTTTTCGTAGAACTCCTTCTCTCTGTACTTGAAAAGCACTCCGCTGTCATTGATCTTTCGTTTGAAAAGGCGCAAAGCCCCCTCAATATTATTGTTTTTAACTTTAACTTGCATTTATTCATTCCAATCATCATCATCACCGATGCTTTGTATCATTACCCATGCGAACATGAGGATACAGATTATATAGATCTCAGGTGTATTCACTTAAAGCGTACTCCTCTTTTACGTAAGTAAGAAACTTGTTGCCGAATCGAACGCTCTGATCTGTCGGGTATCATGTCCATCACTTCATCTATACTAGCGTTGAAGTAATAAGCCCGCAGTGTGTTGCGTTCAAGTTCTGTCCAAGGTTTCTTTTTATATTTTTTCATGGGAGTATTATAAAGTATGACAGGTACTTTGTCAAGAGTTATTTACATGCAGCTTAAAAAAAGTACTTGACAAGATAGGGTAATTACTGTATAATGCTTGCTAAGAAACCGAGAAAAACTTAACCACTCTTTAATTTAAGTGTTGACACAGAGCTCGTTTGGGCGTATAATATCTTTTCAAAATCGAGTTACAAAGGGAAAACAAGAATGATCGAGTATGCTATTTTTATATTTTGCCTCATTGGTTGTGGTATTACTAGCCATCGACTGGGTGAGCAACAAGGGATGAGCGCTGTTATACAGCATTTAGCCGAAACAGGACAAATAGAACTAGACGATGAGTAACGTAGAGCTGATTAGAGAAATTAACACGAAGGGTGATATGGTATATACCTTAGTAGATCCTGTAACAGATGCAGTAGTGCTGAGATGTACTAGCGCAGCGTTAGCAGAGAGATGCTTAGAAGACCTACAAAAATATGGTTACATTAAAAACAACGGGAGTTAGAAAATGCCAGTAAAATTTAAAGAGTCACAAACAGTAGTAAACCGTCAAACCAAGAAGTCAACTACACAGCATTTTTATATGCACGCTCAGTCTACCCCTCTTTTACAAAAGACACTGGCTGAAGACAATACTCGTGGACCTCGCAAGCAGAAAATCAGAAATGAATTAGTACGCCGCGGTGCACCACTACAGGCAGAGACTGAAGCCTAAGGATTGGGAGTTCCCAGTCGAAGAAGTCATACCCGGGGTGTGAAGATGCACTCGATCCGTTGGAGGGATGCCGGTAACTAAGCCTCTCCCCAAGACCGAAAATCGGCTTACCAAAAGGAGTACAGTATGCGTATTATAGCAGCTCTATTTGCTTTCTCTCTATTAGGTGCGTGTTCAACAATCGACGCAACTATTGATGGCGGAAAGAACTTAGTATCAGCAGTAATTACAGATACGGCTGGAGTCATCTCTTATACTTTAGATACCACATCTACAGTATTGAAAGATGTTAGTTCCAGTGCAACACCTGAAGAGAAGTAGTACCTGGGGGCGAAAGCCCCTAGTTTTAAAGGTAGCGTGACCGAAGCCTAGACTAAAAAGAGGTCAAGAAAGGAGAAAAAAGTGACACACAGAAACGAGGCCGTTTGCTTATTTTGCAACACGGTTACAATCTTAGGTTGTTTAGCCTTGCCATTTGCAGCAATATACGCCAGCGGTTTATAAGGAATAGCATATTATGAATATAGATAAAGTACGAAGAAGACTAGAGATAGACGAAGGCGTAGTATACGAAATCTACGAAGACCATTTAGGTTATGCCACCTTTGGCATCGGCCACTTAGTACGAACCTCAGACCCTGAATATGGCTGGGAAGTAGGAACCGTTGTGTCGGAAGACCGGGTTAAGCAAGTATTTGAGTCAGACCTTGCTGTAGCTGTCGATGAGTGCCGAATCTTATATGATATGTGGGACAACTTCCCAGGGGAAGTCCAAGAGATACTAGTAAATATGCTATTTAATCTTGGACGTCCTCGACTTAGTAAGTTTAAAAATATGAAAAAAGCGTTGGACAACCGACGTTGGGCACTTGCCGCTAACGAAGGGAGAGATTCTCTTTGGTATCGTCAGGTAGGCAATCGCGCAGAGCGATTGATGGGAAGACTAGAAGATGTTGCAAATACTTAGTGCAGTAACAGGACTAGGAACAACTTGGCTTGAAGGAAAGAATGCTAGGTCAAAAGCCAAAGCAGAGGCCGAAGCTGCAGTTATGGTACAGGCTTCTCAGAGCGTCGCAGACTGGGAGTCTATCATGGCTCGCAACTCTGGAGGCTCATGGAAAGACGAGTGGTTGACCATACTCTTTAGTATTCCTATGATACTATGTTTCTTTCCTTCGACAGTAGGTTACGTCTCTGCGGGGTTTGAAGCCCTCAATCAGATGCCGTCCTGGTATCAGTACACACTCAGTGTAATCGTAAGTGCCTCATTCGGGGTTAGATCAGTAGTAGGATTCATGAACAAGAAAAAATAGTTCTTGACACTCTCCCTAAATTCGAGTATAATATCATTTCAAATTTAGGGAGAGTACCATCAATTTATTTTATCTTGACCAAGACCTCGACAAGTGTGCAGAGTATCATGTAGACAAACACGTCAACAAGATGATCCTCGAAGCCGCACAGCTTATCAATACAAACCTCTGGATAGATCATCTATTCGGTTTTGTACCCCGCGCTATCACTAAGGAAGAGAATGCTGTATTACAGACTACTCGTAAGTACTGGAAAGACTTTCCTATGGAGGAGAGACCATTCCCGTATCTTCCTACTATGCAATCGCACCCCAGCTGTATATGGGTACGCTCTTCTCTAGAGAATTATTACTGGACAAACTGTTATGCCTTCGCTCTTGCAAGTGAGGCGCATTATCGCTATGGTAGCCTACACAAAAGTTATGAGATGCTACTAAAGTTACCAGAACCACAGAATATGGAAGACCACGGCTTTACTCAGTTTGCACTCGCAATGACTGAGGAGTTGAAAGATGATGACAACCCAATACAGGCCTACCGCAACTTCTATATGCTTGACAAAGCTACTTTCGCAGCTTGGAAGCATAGAGACAAACCAGAGTGGTGGGACGAGGAACTAGCCGACTATGACAAACGAATTTCAGGACAATAATATGCCAGCAGTAAAACTTATTTCAACCTCTTCGCCAGACCTAATTGCAGACATTGCATACATGGCGAGAGTATCAAATCCAGCTAACCAGAATAACAATCTGACTTCTCAGAAGTTAGTAGCTTATCTGATTAAGCACAAGCACTGGTCTCCCTTTGAGATGTGTGGTATCACTATGGAAATCAATACCACTCGTGACATCGCCCATCAGATCGTGCGTCATCGTAGCTTTGCATTCCAGGAGTTTAGTCAGCGTTATGCAGACCCTGCAGAGATGGGATACCCTTTTGAGATGCGAGAGTGCCGACTACAGGACACCAAGAATCGTCAGAACAGTATTCAATCTGAAGATCAGTTGCTACACGAACACTGGGTAGCACAACAGAAGAAAGTAATTGATGCAGCTGCGGGTGCGTATGCTTGGGCTATTGAGAACGGCATAGCTAAAGAGCAGGCTCGTACTGTATTACCAGAAGGACTCACTAAGACTCGTTTGTATATGCACGGAACTCTCAGGTCTTGGATTCATTTTATAGACGTTCGTACCACGCCCGGTACACAGAAGGAACACATGGATATTGCTAGAGCCTGTGCGTATGAAATCAATCCCATGTTTCCTATGATTAAGGATTTTGTACATGACGAAGATGGTCAATAAAGCAGCTAGCGGAGAGCTACCCATGTGGACAGAAGAAACAGCATTAGACAAGCAAGAAGGCGGATCACACTATGACCTGCCGATACAACCTTTAGAATATATCCATGCAAACAATCTAGGGTATATTGAAGGTAATATTATTAAGTATGCAACTCGGCACAAGAACAAGAATGGTGCAGAGGACATTAAAAAGATTATACACTATTGTGAACTATTATTGGAGCTAGAGTATGGCAAAGAGAGTAAAGAAGAAAAGCCACGAGAACCTCTCGAAGGTAAACATAGAGAAAGTTATAGCGCTTCTAAACCCATGTACTTCCCAGACGGATACAGTAAAAGCAATAACTAAGAAAGAAGCGTGTGATATACTAAATATCGCATACAACACAACACGTCTCCAGGCAATTATAGAGGGACACCTAGAGCAGAAAGCATATGTTAAGACGCGTAAAGCACAGAACCGTGGCCGTCCTGCAAGGGATACAGAGATTTGCGAAGCGGTTACCGATTACCTCTCTGGAGAGAATATTACAGACATTTCCAAACGTCTTTTTCGTTCCGTCGGGTTCGTACGAAATATTCTTGAGGGAGTTGGAGTCCCGCAACGACCAGCAAGCAAAGAAGAAAGATTAACCTCCGCGTACTTTCCAGACGAGTGTGTGTCTGAGGATTTCGAGGAAGGTGAGATTGCCTGGTCTGCAAACTATCACAGTGCCGTAAAGATTGGCAAACGAATGACTACTGAGTACCAAGAGAGTAAGCAGGGATTAGCAGTAGTAGACTATGAGAGTAAGTATGCTTCTCCATGCTATCAGATATATGTAATCCAAAAGGTAGATAGTGAAGACACTTTCTTCTCAAGCGTAACCTCAGGTGGCTTCGCTGCATATGCAGCAGCTACTGAACTTGGAAAGCTAGAGCATTTGAAAAAGTACGGCGTAAATTTGGAGAGGTTGTAAAAAATAGTTCTTGACATTTATGTTAAATTTTGACATAATTGTTACATGGATTTGGAAGAAAAAATAAAAAACTTTTGCTGGCGCAATTGTGCTATTAAAATCAGGGGCAGTGAAATACCTGCCTCTGATTTTATATGCTCTTTTATTACATTAAAGACGCAGAAAAAAATAGCCGAACATTTTGGAATAACTCCTTACATGGTGGGAACAATAGTAAAGAGAGACTTTCCAGAGCTTCCTACAGATACTACAACATATAAAAATAAAATACTGTATTTCTTTGAGTATAAAGAATGTATAACATGCAAGCATATTCTACCCTACGATAAATTTAGCCTAGACAAACAACAAACTAGTAATAGACAGCCAAAGTGCAAAGAGTGTCAAAAAGCCTATTACAAAAAGAACAAAGAATATCTATTAGAAAACAGTAAAAAGTATCATAGAGACACTCCAGAGGTATCAAGAGCTGCGACAGCTAAAAGAAGAGCAGCCAAACTAGAAAGAACTCCTGCTTGGTCAGAGACTAAAAAAATAAAAGAGTTTTACAAGAACTGCCCCGAAGGGTATCATGTAGACCATATTATTCCGCTACAAGGGGAGAAAGTCTCTGGGTTTCATGTACTTAGTAATTTACAGTATTTACCCGCAGAGGAGAATTTATCTAAATCAAATAAGTATGAGGTAGAGGTATAAAAAAATACTTCTTGACGGCCTCCTTAAAATTGCGTATAATATCTTTTCAAATTTAGGAGAATACCATCGGAGAACGATTTTATACTCAACAGCTTAACACCTTGGGCAACTGCCCAGGAAACAAAAACCCTAACAAAAGGAAGAAAAACATGGCTTGGACAGACGAGCTTAAAGCAGAAGCAGTAACCCTATACGAAGCAGCAGAACCAACTCCAGAGAACTCTATGGAGATCGTAAAAGATATTGCTGATGAGCTAGACCAATCACCTAATGGTGT